CCTAGCGAGGTGCCGATGTAGATCTCGGCGAAGCTCTTGCCCTCGCGCCTGACGCCTCGCGACTGCGATCTGGTCAGATTCGTTCCGACGATAACCGAGTGTTCCAGCGTTCCCGTCTCGTGGGGAGCGTTGGCCTGGGCGGCTTGTGCAACCGGGTCGGCCGCTTTCTTGAGCGTGCGCTTGAGAACGTTGCGGGCGGTCGCCTTAGGCAATTCCCCAAGCGCCCGGTCGAGCTCCTTGAAGCCCTCAAGCTTAAACGTCAGCACGAACGTTGCACTCAAGCACGAGGAACGCCCGACCGTCCTGCCTAATGTCGGCGATGTCGTGATCGTCGCCGTCGAAAACCAGCCGGTCTTTCGTGGTCAGGTCGATCGATGGCTTGCGAATCTTGAAGCGGCGCAGCGAGAACGAACTGTTCTGCGCCGCCGCCAGTTTCTCTTGTCCGGAAACGGGCATCAGCTTGGCCCACACGGTAACGAGGTCGGCCCACGATCCGGGGACGGTTGCGAGGCCGTCATCCGTCTCGGTCTGCCGCTGGATCGTTACCCTGCGGTCAAGCTCGCCCGCATCCATTAGAGGGCGACGCCGGCTTCCAGAATGCCCATCTTGAGGACGGTCGTGGAGGTGGCGATGCCCAGAGCGACGGGATAGTCGCCGGTCGTGTTGTCGGCGACCGGGCGGACGCCGCCGGGGGTGCCGGAGAGGTAGTAAACCACGCCGGCCGTCATGGTCGCGCCCAGCGTGAGCGAGCCCGACCGCTGGACCGCAAGCGGCTGACCGCTAAGCGAGCCGTGAAGGGCGATGCCGTAGGGCGAACGAACGGCGGCAGTCGCCGAGTTACAGTCGGCGAGCTTGAACGTGTTGGTCGAGCTGTCGAGATAAACCACTTGCCCGGCGGTGATCGTCGCGCCAGCGGTCCCTTCCACGACAACGGCGCCCGAACCGGCGGCGACATTGGCAACAGTGATGCTGAGATCGGCCATTGATGTTTCCTTGAATTAGAAGCGGCGGTAATTGGTGAGCAGGTTGATCGCGCCCTCGGGGGCGGGGCCAACCGAACGGGAGTCGTTCCACGCGCTCACGAGCAGCATGATCGCCGCGCGGATCGGTTCGGGAACGGTTGAATATCCAGTTGAAACCGTGACCCGGATCGCGTCGGAAACGCAGCGGATCGACGGCCACGATTGATTGATCTTGAGGCGGATCGTCGGGTCGAGCCCAATCAAAACGGCCTCGTAAACGTCGGTCGAAAGCGTCTGCTCGACGCCGGAGCTATCCAGATAGGTGATGGACGAAACGGCGGAAATCGGCGCGATCGGAAGATCCACGAAATCGCAGAAGCTGGAACAGCGGAGAACGCACGTCTGCGCCACCAGCTTGATCCCGCAATACTCCTCGACGAAGACGCGAGCAGCCTTGATGTAGATGTTCAGTTCGGTGTCGAAGTCCGTGCCGTCGATGTGGCACTGGGCCTTTACTTCGGTCAGCGTCACCGGCTCCGAAGAGGGCTCGACGGTGACGACCGGGGGAAGCCAGCTCATCGTGTCTCCCTCGGCTTTTTGACGGCGCGTTCGATCTTCGGCGCAACCGGGACGGCGAAGCCCGCGTCGATCAGGCGGATAGCCTCATCGTCCGCGAACTCCGCTTCGTCCCCAGGGTTGAGCATGATGCGGGCGCCCGCGAGGCACACCAGCATCTTCACCTGCATTTAGGCTTCCGCCTTCAGCACGATAAAGTTGATGACGAGAACGTTGTCGCCATTGTTCGCTGCGTGAAGGTTGGTGAGCGTTAGCTGGAACGATCCAGCCGCAACCGCCGTGCAGGCGACGAAGAACAGGCCCGCCGAAGTGTGCGTCTTGATGCAGGCGAGAACAACGTCCGTCGCCGCGACTTTCGAGTTGGTCACGGTAAACGACGCCTCGGCGCCGGCCGCAACCGTCTGCGAAACGGTCGTGATGACGCCCGAGTAGGCGTTGCAGGTGACGCCGGTAGTGATCGAGGTCGCCTGCGTGACCGCAGTCTGCCCCTGCACCACCGGGAGGCCGTCGCTGTTGCGATAGCCCGTGGTATTGTAAGAACCAGCCATGTGGCTTTCTCCGAATGAGAAAGGGGCGGCTCCGAAGAACCGCCCCGATCAGGGTTAAGCCAGCTTGAGGTGCTTGACCGCGCTCGACTGGATCAGGTCGCCGTCGAGACGGACGACGCCAGCGAGACCGATGTTCGGCCAGTAGTATTCACGCCGAACGCCAATGACCGGCGAACCGACCTTGCGGACGTAATACTTGCTGAAGTCGCCGAACAGGATCAGCTTCTGACCCGTGGTGAAGGCCGAGCTCATCGCCTGATTGACGGAGTAGGGCTGGCCCAGGAGCGAGGCCGGAGCACCGCCGCGGATGTCGCCCAGCGACCAGATATACTGGCCGTTGCCGTCCTTCAGCTTGCGAACCGCCGCCAGCACCGAATCGTGCAGCATGAAGCGGCACTTCGGCGAGGCGCGGTAGGCCGGATCGACCGAGTGAAGCAGGTCGATAACCTCGTCCGCCGTGAAGGCGGTGGTCGAAGCAGCCGTCTTGCCGGCCGCCGACGCAACGACGATGCCGTTCGGATCGCCAGTTCCGTCGCCCGTGGTCAGCTCGGTGTTGACGCGGCGGGCAATACGCTCGCCGAGCAACGAACCGATAAGCTGCTCGACGTTGATGTTGCTGTCGGCCAGCAACTCCATCGAGATCTGCACCCAGGACGTGTCGTAAGCGAACGCGTTGAGCGTCATCTTGCCGAAGGTCACGTCCTTCGAGCCGTCGTCGGTCATCGCCGCAGCCTCGGTGTGCTGCGAAATGGTCGAGGCGGTGTCGTCCACGGTCGGGAAGTCGATCGGGTTGCCCGAAGCGGTGTTCAGGACGGTGGTAATGGCCTCGTCATACATCGGCCCCCACATCTTCATCGTGCGATCGACTTCGTTCGCCAGATCGGTCGGGACCGTGTAGCCACCGGCCGAGTTGGTGCCGGCGGTCTGCGCGCGGAACTCGGTCATGCCGGCCTTCAGCGCAGCGCGATGCTCCGCCGAAATCTCCTGCGGATCGAACCCGGCGCGGGCGAGAGCGACGAACGCCTCACGATACTCCGGCTTCTGCGCCTCTTCTTGGCCGCGGCCTTCGCTGCCCTGGTCTGGACGACGACCCTCGCGCGAACGCTTCTCGGCCTCGGTGCGCTCGGCTTCGAGCTGGGCGACGCGCTCCTCACGAGCGATGTTGGCGTCGAGCTTGTCGAGCTCCGCCATGATCTTGTCGTGGCGCTGCTCTAGCTCGGTCGCCCGAGCCTCGTCGGTGTTCTTCTTGATTTCGTCCAGCGCCTCACGGGCCTGGGTGACAAGCGAACCGCGCTTGTCCTGCATCTCAGTCAGGTTCATGTGTTGGGTCTCTCTGTGAGAAAGCGCCGTCATCACGACGGTGCGGACTGCCTTTCCCAAGGGCCGGTTAGGGCTCGGCTTGCGCCGGGATTATTCGGGCTTGATGCCCCGAAACTTTTGCTCGGATTCGGCCTTGCGCGCCGCGATGCGGGCGCGGGCCGCGGTCGCGTTGCGCTGCGCCTGTTCGCGTTCGTCCTTGGCGTCGTTGAGCGAGCGAAGGCCGACTTCCGCCTCCGGGTATTGCGGGAACGTCACCGGGCCGACCTCGTAAAGCTCGACCTCTTCGATCGTCCGCAGCGGAGTGTCCCGGCTTTCATCCCAGCTCTGCTTCAGGACGCGAAAGGCGAAGCTCGATCCGTCGATGTCGCCTCGGCCCATGCTCTCGCGCAAGTCGCGGCCGGCCTGGGTGTCGGGAAGATCGACCTCGTAGCGAAGCCCGCGCTCATCCTCGCTCAGGCGCAGCGTGCCGGACTTGGTACGCCCAAGGATAAGCGCCGTGTTGTGGTCGAACAACGAGCGGACATCGCCCTTGATCGCCTTGGCGAAGGCTCCGGGTGCGATCTTCTCGCGAAACATCCCGCCGATGTCGGTTTCTACATTGAACACGGCGGCATAGCCGGCGACCTTTGTGCCATCGTCGACCCGGAATTGAACAGGCTCAGTCAGAGCCCTACGCTCCATCGTCATTATTTCCCCCATCGGCGGGCGGTGACGCTCCTGGCTTGGTTTGTTTACCGCTCATCTCAAGGGGCACGGTGGCCCCCTGCATATAATGCTTGTCCATCAGCGGGTCGGAGCTCGGCTCCTGGCCCATGTATTTCGCGCCGCTGTTCGGCGTGTAGACGGCGCACTGAACGAGGGCCGCAACCGCTTCCGCGCGGGTCTTGAAATCGCCCCGCAACAGGCCGTCCAGATTATGCTCGACGTAGCGCCCGCCGTTCCGCTGGCCGAATAGCTTCAGGTTCATTTCCTCTTCGAGCGCCTGAGCCCACTGGCCCACGAGGTGCTTGACGAAGAACAAGTCTTGCTGCTCGGTGTTCGAGAATGTCCCGTTGGTGAGATCCTGTAGGAACACGGGCGGCATCTGATACAGGCGGGCAATCTGCTCGACCACGAACCGATGCGAGTCCGTCATCTGACCTTTTTCGGGGTCGAACCCAACCGGGGTCAGCTTGTGACCGGGCGGCATCCCGAAGATGGGCGTATCGGATTCGCGGGCCGCGTTGATCGCGCGGTTCACGTCCTGCATCGCCCGCTTGAACGCTTCCGGCCCTTGCGGCAGCGGCCCCTCAAGAGCCAGCGGGGGAACGCCACCACCGGCAAAGAACTTCGCCCCGTATTTGGTCATCGACAGCGCGAGCTGGATGACTTCGGCGCCCAGGGTGATCGGGCTGTAGTGGCAGAGCCCATCCGCCTTCAGCATGAAGGGAACGTCGATGATCTCGTTGGCTTGATAGGTCTTCCCGCCGACCTCGTAAGTCGTCACTCCCGTGGGCGAGCGCTTGAACTTCGCCTTGCGCGGGTCGATCGGCCAAAGGCCGGTGATGTTGGTTCCGGAGCGCTCGATATAGAGCAGTCCGCGGCCTCCTGTGAAAACCTGCTGCCAGAAGTGCTGCCGAAGCTTGAACGCCGTCCACTCCGGGTTCGGAGCCTCGTGGATCAGCGTCTCCAGCCCACCCGATATGCGCTCGCCGCCCGCTGAAGTGGC